AGACGCTCCCCTGTTACCTGTATTGTGTTTTTCTCCTGAATCTTTTGCTCTTTCCGTGGTATATTCAATAGCAGCTTTTACTAAACCAGCTATTGAAATTTCTGCACCGATTTTAATTTTGGTCGATGCTAATTTTGAATCATCATTTCTCTTTGAAATTTCACCGCTTTGTTCAACTTCATGAAATACGCTTTGATTTGGTGAGAAGTAATTAAAACAATCCAAAGGATATTCACATGCATGAAATCCATAATTGCAACAACTAGCTGAGTCAGTCTCATACTCTTTTCCTTCCTCGTACTGAAATCCACCACAGCAAGTCATATCCGTATTGAATCCCTTGTAAGATTTTATAATTTCTTCCATATTTCCCCCTATTCTTCAACAATAGTAGCTTCAACATCTATTGAATTGCTATCATCATCCTTAAGCAGATCATTCAGATTTGTCTGCTTTTCTGGTTGTTGATTAAAATCATTATCAAGCATCTCTTCTTTTGTATAAAATCCGCTCGTAAGTTCCGGGCAATTAAGATTTGCAAAAAAACTAGCCGAACGATATCTGAGCATTAATGCTGGAAGTGTTTTCCACTTACTACCATTCTTCTTTGTCCATCCTTCTGCTTCTGCCATATCCATAGTTACTTTAATGCCGTCTACACGGCGACCATCTTTAGTTGTCCAACATCTACAAGAATATGGTTTTCCAGACTTTTCTTCTTCCTCAAATTGCAACTCCATATCGTACTTCCCAGATGCATTAATCATGGCAATCAAAAAACTGGATTTCCATGATATTTTTCCCTGAATCATGTACATATTCTGCATGACTGTGAACGGGTCAATATTCATTTTCTGAGCCTGAGAAATGGCTACCATGCAGTTAGCTTCGTTCCTCTGGAAATGTTGAGGAACGATTGTTGATTGACTGAGAGCCTGAGCCATTTTCCTTGCCATAGTAAAGCTATCAGAACTTCCATAGATACTATGCTCAAAGTCAGCTACCATGTTCACGTGTTCTGATTTTGTAGCAACCTCTTTTTTTTCTTCCTGAATAACTGGTTTATTTTCTTCCATTTTTTAGTCCCCCATAAAACAACATTTTTGTAATAAATGAAGACAAAGTGTCATATAATCTTCTACTTGTTTATCGTTTGGATATCCGTCATTGTAATGACTGATCGCTAACAGGGTGTCACAACCAGAGCAAGATCCATAATAGGTATTTGTATAAACGTAATCAGAAACACTTGGTTGATACGTAGCTATATGAAGTAAAAATATTTGCGTACCCTGATAATCCCCATCATCAATAATTGAGATGTTTTTTGTGTCAAATTTATTATTTACATTCGGATTAATTACCTTTTCAAAAAGGGCTTTAACAAGTGACTCGTATGATGTATACTTTTCTTGCTTTGTAGTTTTAAGAAACTTTTCTAAGTCACCTTTGTTTTTCTCCCAATATGTTGTAAATTCTTTAATCAATCTTCTCCCTCGCTTTCTACATAGCCATGTGCCTTTTTCATCCAGTCCGGTAAGCCAAGACTGCTTATCTGAACCTCGTCACGGAATCCCATGTAACCACACCAATCATCTTTAGCAAGACACTCTTTGTACATTTCCAGAAGTGCCAAACGTGTATCAGCCCCAGAATGCATAAAATATTCATCTGCCTGTAATACATTGCATAAATATGGTGGGGTCTTCTCCTGAGCAACGAAAACAAAAATGTAATCGTCTCCGGTGACAGCTTTCATACCGTTACAGTAGTGTGCAGCTTGAATGTCGTAATTCAGTCGTACAGCATCTCTCATAAACTTCTGAGTGTCAGCCGACTGGCAAGTCTTTAAATCAACTATAATAGGTTGCTTTCCGACACTTCCGTAACTATCCGGTCTGCACTTGCAATACAGATCTGTTGCTTCATCATTCCAGAAGAAACTCTCTTCGTGGAATCCATATATAAGTTTTTTTACGTAAGGTGTGGCGTACAATGCATTCCTCATATCATCCAAAACCTGTAATGTGTCCTGTGTGATAATTTCCAGTCCGTCACTTTCTGCAACGAACTCAGCCCACTCTTCTTTTCCGGCTTTTGTTCTGCGGTCAATGTTCGGTGCCACAGCAAATTCATTGTAGAAATCCGATGGTTCTAAGCAGTATTTGTGGTACGCTCTTCCAAACTGCAAAGACGGTGTATCTTTGCTTTCTGGATGGTCATAGTAGTATTTATAATGAGCCATACTCTGAGCCATCCTCTTAATATCGGTAGAAGAAAGTCCGGCTCTTGACCTATATTCTTCATTTGAGATCTTTAATCCAGGCATATTCCCCTCCGTAAATCTTCCAGGCATCTATCGCAAATCCAATCATCATCAACACAAACCGCTGATTCCTGTTGGATTGGCTCGTTGCAGTACGCACAAACCGGAAGATTCTTTAATCTATCTTCCATTTCCGCATCATATCTGTCGAAGTCCCTATGCGGATTGTCCGTCAGAATCATCAGATTTACGCTCCCTTCTTCTTTTGGCTACATCCAAAATCTTTTCCAAATACTCAACACAAGAATTGTAAACAATGTCACTACACTCCTTGTTCAGTGAGAAGTAATAAGAGTTGTCAGACCTTGCACTGTAGTCCTGACCATGCTCCTTTACATACACGAGCAAATAATTACCGTCTCCCTCTATCGAAAAGCAAACATACGGAAATCCTTTCTCACAATTAGATACTGTGGAAATATCCATAGCAAGCGACATAATTCTTTCAGCGTGTGTCTTAGCAAATAACATATCTTTCTCCTTTCAATTCTTAACAAAATAGGTGTACCAGTAAGCACATTGCCATCAATGCAACAAAGAAGAATGTTGCAAACAGAAACGTTACCACAAGGCATCCTATCTGATTCAATACTCTATTTTTCATTGTTTCTCCATCCGCTTGCCAATGCTGCGACTACGATAGCAAGCAATTCTACTCCGATAGTTGTAAGAACTCCCATCCAAAATGGATTTACGTACATTTCACATACCTCCTATTCTCATTTGTGCGTTACACTCATTGATCTGTTCTTCCAGATATCGAGGGAGTTCGTAGCAATCAATGAAATCATGCACATCTGCCAGATATTTCCTCTTGATACTCTTATAGGAAGATACCAGTCCGTACTCCCGTTTGATCTGCGTGTAAATATCAGAAAATACCTGTCCTCTAACGCTACTGTCCTTGTATGCTTCGCTATCTTTGCCACCAAGGACGTTTACCACTCTCCGCTTTACGTGCTTAGAAACCTCTTCAATTTCACAGCCGTACAGTGGCATATCGTTTTCCAGACTGTAAATCTTGTCTTCCACCTTATCTACACGCTCGTTCAATTCCGTGTTTCCCTGTGCAAGCAATTTAATCTGTTCAAATGTTGTCAGTTGCTTCTGATAACCTCCGGTCTTTCTAATCGCCGGAAGAACTTCACTTGTCACCCAGTGTTTAAATCTCTTTGCTGATTCCAACTTACTGCCGAAAATCAAAGCATATAAACCAGATTCGTTAATTACTGGCGTATTCTGCATTCTTCCGATGGAATCCTGAATTGGGACTTCATCTTTATCCTCTGAATCAACATGATCCTGAATAGCTTTTGTTGCTCTTTCATATCCCAAAGCTTCCGCTACGTCTTTTCCTATAAAATAAGTTTCATTATTAAGTTGTACAGTTCGGATTTCTCCAAACTCTTCATTATTAAAAATCTGTAAATCGTTCATGGTACTCCTTTCTACATTCCAGCACCCCTAAATATAACTACCATCGAAGGAAATGGGGCTACGTTTTTACTATTCCCAAACTTCAAACGTCCCCTCAAGAATCTGATTTCTGAACGATGCTGGATATAGTCATGAAAATATCTTGTGTCTGTTCTTGCTGGTATCAACATAACAACAATCGTGTTATCTTTCGTGCCTTCTCTGTATGCCTTTTTAACCCAGTCTGTAATTGTTCTACCATACGGAGGATTGCAAAACACGCGATACCCACCCCAGTCCTTTGAAAGACCATCGTCTTCCTTCGTGAAATACTTTTCACACTTGTGATTCTGTTTGTCAGCGCAAGGATCAAGGTTGAAATGAAATTCCTGATCAAGTTCTTTGAAGAAGTCATCAGGTGTTGACCACTGATCCGTCTTGCTACTGTACATAACATTGATATTTGCCATTTTCCCTCCTAATCACCAATAAGTAACATAAGTGTTCCGGTTGGTGCTTCTCCCCTATGCATAAAGCATGGATCATTATAGTTATAACCAAATCTCTTATCGTATGTTTTTAGTTTAATCATCCATTCTTGTTCCCTTGTTGGATTCCTGTGATTGTGCTTATCTCCGGATGCTCTTTCTTCGACAATCTCAAACACAAAATGATTTTCTCCATATTTGTTAAAATCTTCTTGCATTAGTTTATTGATATGCCTATTAGCTTTAAGATTATTGATATGCAGTTTTTTACGGAATCTAGGTTTTGTAGTGCGTCCGACATAACACTTTCCATTTGATATACACTTTAATAGGTAAATGTATTCTGTCTCATTCATCTTTCCCCACCTCCTTGTCCACAAACTCTGAAATATCAACGTCTAGGTATTTTGAAATAGCAACCATGACATCTACCTTCGGCTTGCTTTTATCTCTTTTCCAATCGGACAAAAGCATTGGAGAAAATTTCAAATCTGTTGCTACTCTGTAAGGCGTAATGCCTTTACTCTTAATGATTTTTTCAAAGCTTGAATAAGAGTGAGCATATTTCTTTTTTTCGCTCAATTTCTATACTCCTTTCCTTAAAAATATATTGCTTTTATTAAGGAAAACCGTTATAATACGAGTTGCCAAACAAATTTATAACAAACCAAAAAAGCCTAGGTTTTAAAGTTTCCCTTAATCTAGGTCTAGTATATTATGCTTTTCCTTAAAAGTCAATAACATTTTTAAGGTTTTCCATAATTTTTACAGGAGTATTTTATGTACGAACGATATCAGAAATTACTAGACGAAAAAAATTTAAAAAATTCAGATGTTGCTAAAGGAAGTGGCGTATCTAATATGACTCTTTCTGATTGGAAACGAGGGAAAACCACACCCAAAACAGAAACCATTCAGAAAATTGCAGATTTTTTAGGCGTATCAGTAGACTATCTTGTAAATGGCGAAGAAAAAGAAATATCAGCACCAGACCAGGCAGATTTATGGATAGCAATAAGAAAAGATAAGAAATTATTAGAAGCATTAGAAAAATATATGAGCCTATCGGACAAAAAGAAAAAGCACGTCATTGATACGATAGACGTGCTTAGTGAAGAATAGTATAAATTTTTGAATTAATATGTAAGTTAGTACAGGAAGTTGCCTATTATTAGACTTATTTTAAAAACAGTTTAAAATATGGTGGCTTTTTTGTGTTATTCATCATAGTCCTCCCGTATTATATCCTCAGTAATCTTGAAAATGTAAATAAGAATGTCTTTACGATTTACACTCTTAACCATTTCAACGATTTTGTTTCTGTACTCTTCTTTTTCGTCCACAAGAACCCCTCCCGAAAATCCGCACAACTTGATAGCGATAAAGTGATTATAGAACATTTGTTCGCTTATATCAAGAATTGACATAAGATTATCAGTAGTATAGTATAGAATGTTAGTATGAGGGACGGAAGAAACGCCAATAACTACCGCCCCTCGCCAGAACTTGATATCCTCAACTGAGGACATCTATATTTTAGTACAGAAATCATGTTTAGAAAAGGAAATTATATCGACAAAATATACATTATTAAGGCTTAAATCTGTATTTTGGCTTTTCTTCTTTGAATAGCCAGTATCTAATATAATCATCTAATACAATTCCTATTAAAGAAAGAAAATACCATATAGCGCAAAACGGCAAGCATATCTGACCAAGTATATTCAATGGCATATTGCTATAGTCCCAGACGTGCCATCCAAAAATAATATTCACGATAAATCCGGTGATAAATTCCAGGCACGTTATAATAAGCGCACCGATCGCCATCTGTTTCCAGATAAGCATATCCCACTCTATATACTCGTTAATGCACCCTATAAGCCAAAAAGAAAGTCCACCCACAAGAAACATCGTCCAGTGCGTATAACCTCTGTATATGACCTCAATAGACGTGTAGAGAAAGCCACCAATAGCAATAAGAATCAGTGGCTTTAAAACCCTACGCACGTGCTCTAGCAGCATAAATATCTGCCAATACTTCTGACTGGTACTCAGTAGGAATGTACATACCGTATGTCACGGATTCCACACTTTCTTTATCAGTCATGCTATTGATGTAAATTCTAAGGTCATGGAAGTATGTAACCTGAGTTGTTACAAACTCCAATGCTTTAGCGGTAATTAATGCCATGTCTGCGTTACTGTAATACTTACAGTGTTCAGAGTTATCAGAAGTATGCCATGGTATCTTTTCCTGTCCGTTCAGAACCAGTGTCTGCAATCCTAAGAGTGAGGTCTGGTCTTGATCTTTCAAATCAAATCTTTCAACCGTTCCGTCTGTCAACATAACGTCAACGCCACTCTGAATCACTTGTTGTTGTTCACCGTTCATTTCCATGGTTTTCCAGTCTTTAAGTTCTTCAAGAGTAGGTTCTGGATCCGGCTCTGGTTCAGGAATCGGTTCTGGTTCTGGCATTTCTGGAATTGTAGGTTCGATGTATTCATATTCTTCACCTGGAATTTCTGTATATACGGAACCATCATTTGAATACTGTACAGACTTAGCGTCTTTCTGGTAGACAGTTGTAAAACCATGGTAAGTATCACCGCCAATATCGTTCTTGCAATCTCCATCAAGGAAAAGGTCAAATCCATCAGTTTTGACTACTGCTTTCTTTTCAAATTCAACAGATACTATATTTCCACAAGGCAATACAGAAGCCTTGTAGACCTCTGTATCACCAACATATCTTAAATATGCCATACGTCCTCCTATCTGGTTTCAAACGCCTCAATACGTAATGCCTGACCGACTGTTCCAAGCGTTGATACTCCGTCAGCCTTTGTCCACGGTGTCCATCCGTAGTCCTGAATGTGTGCACGGTATTCAAAATCGCCCTCAAAGCACAGACATTCAATCCGCTTGCTTTCTCCGGTTGTACCAATTATGGTATCGGCAGTAACTACACCATAATCAACCCATCCGTCTGTCTGCATATGTGCTTTTGCTTTAATGGTATTTCCACACGGGTCAATCTGCAATGCTTCCATCCGGTAACTCTTTCCAGTCGTACCTACTACACATCCATCCGGTACCCAGTCTTGCCATCCAACTTTCTGCGCGTGACCACGTACCACCAGTTTAGGCTTCTTGATCTCAATAGCTTCAAGCTGCTTATATTCTCCCGGCATACCAACAAGATCACCAGAGAATCCCCACTTACTCCATCCATAGGTTTTCTGATGTACTCTGTATGCCAGTTTTGATGCACAGATCAGCTTTAATGCTTCAAGCCGTCTGCCCTCGCCTACTGTTCCAATGACCGTATTTTCATCAACATTTTCAAACAACTTATCACCAATACCACGCATATGTACCAGTACATCCAGTTTTTCTGCAAACTTGATTTTCAGTGCTTCAAGTCTTCTACTCTGTCCGGTACTTCCTGCCATTTGTCCGTCACATTTCCAAGGCAACCATCCGGCTTTCCGGGCGTGCACCTGATAGGAAATCTTACCCTGTGTATCAGTCATATCCTGCATTGTTCCGGTGCTATCATTTACAGTACCATCTGCATCTTTTTTGGTGCTACCACCCCTGATTTCTGCCGGAAAGTCTCTGTATACCTCATTCATGTCTACTCTACCATTAATTCCCGGAACAGAACCATCACTGGAATACTGCCAGATATCATAGGATCCGGATATACCTACCGGTTTCTGGCTGGAATACCGTGCAACCCACTTCGTAAAGCGATCCAGTTTGTTCCCGATGTACTTCTGGTACCAATACTGGCCGGAATAGATGCCGCACCAGTAACCGGCAGCCTCGATAATGTCGCCAAATACAATTCCGTTCTGGACTGCCACCGACTCTGTGCCTCGCTGTTCCAGATCGTAATAGATCGGATAGGACATCTTGCCTTTATACGGAGCAACCAGTCTGAGGGCATGTGCTGCCTCGCTCTTAGCCTGTGCCGTGGTCTTGGCATATGAATAGATATACACACCCCACGGAATTCCCAAGCGTGTACACTCATCTGCGTTGCGTTTGAACTGCTTGTCGTCCTGGGATGCGATATTGTCTCCGTATCCGCATCGGATAATTGCGCCCTGGATTCCGGCCGCTTTGACCTTGTTCCAGTCGATCACACCATTGTGATAACTCACGTCTACGATTAATTTACTCAAACCAACCGCCCTCCTTCAACTCTGCTTTCTTCTGTTCAATCTCTGCTGCATGATCCGCCTCGAATTTCTGCGCCTCTTCCAGAGTCATTTCTTCGAGCTCTGCAACTTTCTCCGCTGTATAACCGTAAGCGAAACTCTTTACGATTTCCTGTACTGTCTGCTCTGTCATTTTCTGCTCCTTTCTTTGCATACAAAAAGAGAGCCAACATTTGACTCTCTAAAAAATGATTGATATTTACTAATATATGCCATATAATACAAGTAGAAAGAGCAATCGCCCACAAGGTGGGTTGACCTCGAATTATATGGTATATAGAATCACCACTCCTTCGCTCGCCAAAGTTCCGGGGTGGTTTTTCTATGCTTTAAAACATTATCTGATAAACGTAAAAACGAATGTCAGCAATGCAAGAACGAACATGCCAAACGCCATAAGGTCGTTGAAATCAAAATGATTATTGTCCATCAGCACCACCCCCATTCTATGTAGAATAGAGGTCAGCCACCCTGCAACACGATTGCTCTGAATCTATCTTATCATCATTTCTGCGTTACTTCAATTTATTATTCTTCTTTTCCTGCCTGCTTAATAATCTGATTCACATACGTACTCAATCCGGCCGTTAGAATACCCTGAACGATCGAAGTGAATACCGCCATTGCCATTTCCTGACCGGTTCCGATCGGGCAACTCGCCCAGACCCAGACAGCACACAAAGCGATTCCACATCCACCAAGAATCAACGGGATATTCTTATCAGCTACGGCCTGTGCTTTCTTCAAAGCCATTCCGACAAAGTACAGCACCACTGCTACAACTACCAGTTCCGGTTTAATATAATTCATAATCTGTTCCATGTTGTTTTCCTACCTTTCTTTTTCTTTCTTCTTAAGATGCAGCTCTTCAATCTCGTGCATCATCTTCGTTATCATCCCATTACCTCCCAATTCATGATACGCCTCGTACATTTCACAGAAATTCTGGTATGCATAGGACGGAATCTCTCCGATCTTCATGTACTTGTCATGATACTCGATCAGTTGGACCCGTAGCAGGAGCATTGTACCCTTGCTGTTGGCCAACCTTTCCTCTGCCTCCTTGGCGATGCGATCATTTCTTTCCTTGGCATCTGCGATCTTCTGTTTTTTCTGCTCCTGAAGGAGCCAAATTATGTACCCCATAATGGCAGTTAAAAAGATCGGCAGGGCAATGAGATAAGTTTGAAACAAAAACTCTTTCAAGCTTGCCTCCTTCCTAATTTGGGAAAAATATGACGCTGAATTTCCACTGCTCCAATGTTTTTGCAGCACCACTGTTCTGGTAGAATCTTCCAGTGATCGTATTGCCTTTTGATACAGGGATGGCGATACATCCCGACGACCAAAGCCTTGCCGTTGATCCTGTAGTGGTTTCAAAGTTCATATATTCAGCCCCATTCAATAGCAACCCGGCAATTCTTCTCACCACGCTAGAAGTTCCCATACCAGAAAATAGTCCTCCCAGCGAAACAAGCGCGTATCCGTTGCTAGGTACGTTATAAACCGCAACATTTGAAAAACTACCATTTGCTAAAGATACATTTGTTCCGGACTTGCTATAAAATTTAGGGAGCCTGTAATGTGCTCCACCAAGTGTCTGTCCGGAACTATTGGTAACATCTCCCCCTTTTGCTTTGATGCCGCCGGTTACGTAAAATGATCCATCTGTCAGTTGCAAATACGCATCCTTATACGTCCCACTTGAATTGAAACCATACATCCGAAGCGTATTATTACAAGAACCAATATAGCCAGTCAGCCCCTTGTTTCCTGATGGAAATTTAAGGTGACCATTATCTCCGGCAGATCCCCGAGGATTGATGGTGACATCAGAGTCCATGACAGCGCCGGATTTATTCACCTTATTATTAAAAGATGTAGGAGTAATGCTCACTTTGACTTTGTCGCTATCCTGAAGTAATATCTCTCCTCTTCCTACTGATGTCCCAGCTGGTATTATATCCTGCATACTCGTCTGTGCGCCAACCGCTAACCCATCATTTCCTAATGTTGACATTGTTCCATCTGAATTTGTTATAGTAATTTCTCTTAACGATGGATTAAGCTCGATAGTTGTAATATTTGTGATGCTCGGCATTTCATCATTGATCGTATATTCCTCTGTTTCAATCGATAATACTCCGTTTTCAATTTTCGTTAATCCCTCAAATACGTACCGTTCATCTTCTTTGTGGAACTTATTGTTAAACACCGATCCGTTAATCTCCACACCATTGATCTGCCCGGCATTAACAATCCCAAGATCTGCCGTGATCGCAGACAACTGATCCACTTCGATGTTCTCCGCCACGAACTTATACAACTGCCACGCACTTCCATCCCATCGGTAAGTTGCATTCTGGATCAGACCTTCCACGGTTCCGGTGTGTTTCCACAACATTCCTTCCGTCTTTTCTTCCGGTTCTGTATCAGACACTTCGATTTTTCCGGCATCTCCTTTTTCACCCTGATCCCCTTTCGGTCCTTTGATATTTCCGATATATGCCCACTTTGCTACGTCTGCCGCACCGGCACGCACACAGGCATACAGGTTGCCGGTAAATGGATTCACATACCGGTCATTGACTCTTGCGTCACTGATTCCTGACTCTGGGAAGATCATTCCGTCTGTACTGGTTCCCAGCAGCTTATCTCCGGCATACCATTCACTGCCACGGGTTCCATCCTCTCCTTTCAGCGTTGGCGTGGTCTGTTCCCCGTTTTTATCTGTGATCGTCAGGGATGTGTCCGGATTCACCTTGATGATCGGACTGACTCCATCCTCTCCGGCTTTTCCCGGTTCTCCGTCTGCGCCTTTCTCTCCGTCGTTCACATTGCTGACCGTCACCTCATACTGTCCCCGGAAGATTCCACCGGAATCCGTTGCTTCAAACCGGTAGGTCACTTTGTCTGGCACATCCGCAGCGTTCACTGTGACCTCTGCACCTAAACTCAGTTCTTCTCCATCCTTATACCATTGGATATTGAACTGATCCGCAATGTTCAGACCACCATTCTTCACAACAGCTATCAGCGTGGTAGAACCTTCCCCATTCTTGAACACGATCCCATTACTGGAGATCACCGAACAGGTATAGACTCGATTGGCAGCAATCAGATTATTGACCTGCTGCAACAGCTCCGGATCAATCTGGGACTGCAGTTCCTCATAATTGGAGAATGTCGTCTTATTTTTTGTCTCATCTGTCAGGCTTTCTACCTGCTCTTTCACTCGTGCCTGCAAGTACAGTGGCGGATTGAACTCTTCGTCGATAATCGTGAAAGTATCCCCCACATGAGCATCCACATATCCTTCCACTTCATAGCTCAGCTTCGGCACGCATCCTTTCTTCAGCTCCGCCAGTGCCTGACCGTATAAGGTATTCACGTTGTCCGTATCATAATTCCAGACCTTTGCGATATACCGGTCATTGGCCGAGCTCAACAAATTGGACGGAAAACGGTCTCTTGCCTGTGGTGCCAGAATGTTCCTGTTGCCTGCGGCGGTCATGTATTCTACGTTTCCATTTTCATCATATTCCGTCTTCGCCAGACTGGTAACAGTTAAGTTATCCCGACCAAACGGCCGGATTGCCGTAAACAGTTCCGTAATATCTGACGTCTTAGTAATGCCCTCGATATTAACACCGTACCGCAGACGTTCATCCGTCCGGTTCTGACCAATCCCCTGCACGGTATCCGAGTGCTGCTTATAGACATTCAGCACAATCTTCTGGAGCGAAAAGTCCGGATTCAATACCGGCACAAACTCCGCCTCTGCTGAAAACACATTAGCCAGAGAAAAGATCCGGGCAAGGATCGTATCGGATCCCGTCCATTCATGGCTGATCCGTTTGTCTGATACCTCATTAATTCCCAGCGTGACCGTCTTCTCCCAGTCAAATACTGCCAGGTATTCCGCAAAAGACATGGCTTTCGGGGCCTTGTATGCCGTGTTCTCTTCATTGAGCAACTCAAAGGACAACGAGTACGCCATTACGTCCACAATTTCCTCATCCTGCGTGGACTGGACAATGTTCAAGTAATAATCCCGGCCGTCTTTCTGGAAAGCCAACTTGTTTCCTACGGTCAGATACTGAGCATCCTCATGGTCTGCCGGCGCCTTGAACGAAAAGGTATTCGCCGTCCCTTCCAGGTAAGAATGTAGCTCGTCATCATAATAATGCAGTGCATCCGGCGCTTCATTATCCATGCGCGCACACACCACATCATGCGTGCTCAGGATCGTTATTCTGATTGATTCCATTTATATATACGCCTCCCTTATTCTTGCTGTGATCGTCGGGGCCGGACTGCTGAAGGAAGAATAGTAGAACCGCACCTTCGTTTCTCCCGGCGGCACCTTAAAATATTTGGAACCCAACACTTCATCATCCAGAGACGGGATCCCATCCACATAAACCTTTGCCGCACTTCCCTCGATGCTGACCTTACTTCCTGCCCGGTACCGGTTTGGAATATCATACAGATAAGTCACGTTGTCTTTTCGGAAAAAGGTGTCCCGAAAATACATTCTGGTTACAAGGTTATTAAGTCCACGATCTCCAAACTGCCCCGCGCATAACGTCAGTGTTAACGCCTTCGTATTCTTCAGTGCCGGATACCGGAACTGATATTTCTGTCCTGCAAAATAGAACTCAAACAGTTCTCCCATCTTCCGGATATAAATGTTAGAGCCGCCGTTTCCGGTGCTTGACCAGTTGGTCGGCTCATATTTGATTCGCTTGATCTCTTTTTCCTGCACCTGCATGACCATAGATGCCGTATTATCCGTGGTGCTCCGTTTTACGAAATGCATGGAAGCCAGATGCTTGCCACTGGCATCTCCAATAACCATCTGCAAGGTTCCGGTTTGAGGAACCAGACCAGTCTCTGCTGCAATCCTTGTCTGCGCCAGAAAACTGGATGCGCCTGTCTGTCCGCTTGAATCAGCCGGAAGCGTGATCGTCTTCGTTGCTCCATGCCAGGAGGGACCGGAACCTACATTGGTGAGCCCCAACCAGTCCATTCCTTTTAAGACATATCTTCCCCAGGTTCCGTTCTTCGGATATTCGGAATGACCGCCATCCCACATACCCTGATTATCGGTCATGGAAGCATAGTCCTCATAATTCTTATAACTGGCCAGAATCTGCGACTTCTGCCTTGTCTCCTTATCCACCTCGTCAGCATTTCCCAGTTGGATTGCACCATACTCTGACACGATCCCGAGGTAACCATTTTCGTGATTGTGAGTAATCTCGTAATCCACTGCCGCCGAAACCGAACCGTCATTGACGATCGTCACTTCCAGAATCCCGTCACTGTTTGCCTCCGCCGTGAAACTCTTCTCGTCCACTGCATATTTACGTGGATCCGTGCAGTAAATCACAAAGGTTCCCGTCACATTTAGCTGACCTTCCGGTACACTGCCGACACCTTTCTTTGTCCCGATAAAATACTTGTCCGGCTCATCCAGAAAGACCAGTCTTGCCTGTTCAAATTCCAGAAGCGCGCACAGCTTGTTGTATCTCTCCCGAAATTCTCTTGGCGAAGAAGACAACAGCTGATACGTCACCGTAATTTCTCTGGGCGGTCTTCGCTTGTATCGGTACTGGGAACCGGTCATGTGGCCGATCTCCAGCTCCCCAATCTCAGACTCTAGCAATTCCCGGCCGCTGACGCTCAGCGTGGTATAGCCTGCGACCTCATTCTCTATATAAGTTCCATTGATGCTCAGAGCCTCCGCTGGGAGACTCTGGCTTTCCGGATCACCGATCGTATCTGTAAATTTATACATCCTGTGACCTCCTATCGTTTTCCTGTGATATACTTCCTGACTTTTGCGTCATTATTGTTCTTTTCCTGGACGTATCTGGCAGTGCCGTAACCGACCTCACGACCATCCATATCCACTCTGGTTTCCAGATGGATCGTCCGCTCTTTCACCTCGTCCAGTTTTTCCCGAATGTTCTGTAATTCTGCTACGATACTGCTTCCGTCATCCTGATATGCCATATTCAGGCTTCCGTATCCTGCAAAGCTGTACTGCATCCGTGTACCACCAAAATCAGCAGCCAAAACAGGCGTTGCGGCATTTGCCAGCTTCTTGCTTGCTTTTTCCACATAAGGCAGCATTTTCAGGAGTCCGTTTCCAAGTCCTTCCGATCCCCATGCACCTATCTTTTCCAGTACCTTAGACGGTGATCCGATTTTCAAGGCACTGCTGATGGTTGTTGCTACCCGGTTCGCAATTCCTGCCGCTGTCGCATACACAGAGCCACTTCCTGCCACAAGACCGTTTCGGAGTCCTGCCATAGCAAACAATCCCATTGAATACAGTCTGGAACTCAATCCGCTGAACGTTGACACAATCCCGTTCACACCTGTAACACAGACTGCTTTTGACAACGTCATTCCTGCACGAATCGCAGCCGTAAAGGTTGTCATTCCTGCACGAACTTTGTTCTGGATATTATTCATTTTAGTGCTGACGGTGCTCTCAATCTTACTGAACGTAGATTCGAATGAGGTTGCCGTATTTGCAAGACCGCTGGCTGCTGACGTATTGATACTGCTCATCGCAGAATTCACATTATTCGCCATCGCCTGATAATCTCCGCTGGCCGATGCATTTGCCGTGCTTGCACTGCTGACCACATTGGACGCCAGATCGTTCATATTTGCCGCACCTGTGCTGCTGATTCCTGACAGACTTCCGGTTACTCCAGCAAGCATGGAATCCGCAGCAGATGTTGCACCGGTACTCATTCCATCAAATGCAGCCTGGACGCTTTCCGCCATCTGTGTCGCATTCAGAGTTGCCGTTTCGGTTGTGGCGGATGTATTTGCCTGGACACTCTCCGCCATTTCCTGAGTCTTCTCTTTTACCTTTTCCGATCCCTCGTCAGTCTTTCCGGTGATCTTATCCCACAGACCACCGAACAGATCTGCAATCCCATCAAATACAGAACTCAACACTTCCGGAATCGCATTCACGATTCCAAGAGCCAGATTTTTAATGATGTCCCAGCCTTTTTGCACAATATCCGGTAACATGGACGCAATACCGGCAATGAACGATAACATCAGCTGGAACGCCGCAGTTATAATGGCCGGCAGATTATTAATGATTCCATTGGCAATCGATGCCAGCAGGTCCATTCCTGCTGTGATCATCTGCGGAAGGAACGTAACAATCGTTGTGATCAGATGATTCAGCACTGTCAGGATCGTTGCTCCGATGTCCTGACTCTGAATTCCTTCCACAAATGCCTGAAGCACCTGAATTCCAAGAAGGATAATCTGAGGAATCATGGTAATAATTCCCATCACAAACGTTGCAATCGCATTTACTGCCGCCGGTAAGATCGTTGGCAAATTCGAAATCAGCCCCTGAACCAGCGCCGCAATAATCTGAAGCCCTGCCGACATAATCGCCGGAAGATTTGCAGTGATTGCATTTAACAGATTTACCAAAAGCTCTGTTCCGGCACTTATAAGGGTTGGAATGCTGCTCACGATTCCCTGCGTCAGGTTCTGGATGATCTGAGGACCATTTTGCGTTGCCATTTTCAGCATTTCATTGATCTGTGTTCCGAACTGAGTCTGGAGTACACCCATTCCGGCCAACGCCACACCTACAATCGCTGCCGGCCCCACCGTCTTCATGGCAAGGCCAAACACCGTATTCAGTGCAGAGCCTAATTTTCCCAGACCGCTGACTCCGATTTTGGCAGAATTTCCTGCTGCAGTTCCAATTGCCTTCAGGTTTCCGCTGATCTTGCTTGCATATCTCTGCAATCCTGCCAGTGGAGACTCTGATCCGAAATCAAACATGCCTTTCATTTTTCCCTGCATTCCACTTGCAGCAGAAACCAGTTTCCCCTGAACCGCCTTCATCCGTGTTGTTGCTTTATCCCCGAACCCTCCAATCTTTTCAAATGCTTTCCCGAAAGGTCCCGGCAAAGAAGTTGCGATCTGACCGGCATTGCTCAACATTGTCTTGAAATTCCCGGCAAGTTGTTTCGGTGCTGCCGTCACTTTCCCTGTCAGAGAAGACAGACTGGCCTTCATTCCTGACACCATTCTCTGCACCGGGTTCCCAGAAGATACCCCAATATCCTTATACGCTTTCTTCATTGCGTCTGACATCGACATTCCGGAACTCTTGTACACATTTGCAGCTTCCATCACATCTTTTTTGAGAGCGTTTTTTGTCTTACCGCTCTTCTTTGCGATCTTATCAAGTCTCCGCTCAAAGAAATCCGTTTCATTTGACACCTTACCGATTCCAGTTTTTAATTTTTCAGCTCCCGCGGTGGCTGCGTCCAATGTTCCCGGCAATAAGTCCAATAACGGCATGACTCCTGACATCACGACCGCTCCTGCAAGTGTTGCTCCTAGCTGTGGTAGCAAAGCACCAACATTCGACAGATTCTTAATCCCGTCCGCCACATTATTCAGCACACTCTCCGCCGTGTCTCCGAACTTCTTGATGGACTCCCTCATGGTCGGGAACCCATTCTTTTTCAGCATCTCGTCCACTGCGTTGATAATACTTAAGGTTCCACGGGTAACAGCCGCACGCATATTATCGAAGGTGCCGCTCCAGCTTGCACCGGCTTCTTTCGCTGCTCCGGAGATTTTCTGGACTCCATTGGTTCCTTCCATCATTGCAGTTTCCACTGTAGACAGGAATTCATCTGCCCGGATCTTGCCTTTTGACAGATCATCCTGCACCGATGCAGAGTCTCGTCCAACAGCCTTCGCATACATTCCGACCGCATCAATTCCAACATCAAACAATCGGTTCAGCTGATCCATCTCAACCGTTCCCTTGGTTCGCATCTTACCGATGGCATCCGCTACCATTTCCAGCTGTTCATTGGTGCCTTTGCCGTAAAACGCTACCGCATCCGCCCAGGCACCGACTGACTTCGTCGCCGATTCCAGACTCATACCACGGGTCACAAAGTTCTGCGTTGCTTTCGCTGCCGCATCCAAACCGTAGGCTGTTCCCTTAGTGATACCCTTTAATTCTTCCAGTGCACCACTGGCTGCATTTGCATTTCCTGTGATGGTCGTGATCGTCCGGTTAAATTGCTCCATGGTGTCCTGTCTGCTAAACGCAGAGGAAACGGAACTGGACAGAAGATTTGCACCGGCGGAAAGAGCCTTGAACACTCCGATACCGGCGGCGATCCTGCCGATAGCTCCGGTAGCCTTGTTCACACCGTCAGAAATTCCGCTGATGCTCTTTTGCGCACTGCTGAACGTACTGGAGAAGTTCTTGTCTACCGCACTGAGTACCGCCTTTACACTATAACTTTCCGCCATGCTCTCCCCTCCTTCTCATATATTCTCTGTACCTTGCCGCTGCTGAATTGGTTTCGTCCTGCTTTTCTTTCTTCCCCTTGAATCGATCCAAGATCTTCTCATAGTCGAAGAACTGCTTGAAGGTCCTGTAAACCGGCTTCGTCTTCTTTCCGGATTTCCGTTCTGCCTTCACTTCACGGTTCAGCCATGCCAGCTCGTGCAGATGGAACTCCGTATCGAACTGGCGCAGGTTATAGGCTTCCATCCGGATCCGGTATTCATAGAAACTCATTTCCTCTGCCTCTTTCAGAGTTCGGATTCCAAGTCCCCGGAAACAATTCACCAGCAACTCCTGATACATTTCTTCCGAGCTTTTCTCTACGCTACTGTCTTCCCGTTCTCCAGTTCCTCCAGACCTTCCATGAGATCCTTCACTTTCAGACGAGTAGCATTCGAGTTTTTTAACTCATCCATGACCTCCTCGAACAGCTTCTCGATGTCTGCGTGATTCTCCACGTATTCGTCCACGCTTTCCTGATTTGGGCGTTTCTTCTCTGTACAAGTGCTGAGATACAGAACCTCTGACAACTTCGTCGCATCATATCCAAGCAACAACGGAACGATCATTTCCAGACCTGCTCCGAACTTCATGTTCTCCCGCTCGATTTCATACTTCTTATCCAGTTCCCGGATGAATTTGATCCCGAAATGCACTTCGTACTCTGTGCCTTTAATCTCCATTACCATAATGTTTTCCTCCCATCAAAAAAGGGCGTATCGCTTACGCCCCTGTCTTCTGTGTATCTGTGAATACATAGTCTGCAGCTTCCTGCTGTTCCTCTGTCACAGTCACATATCCTGTTTTTCCGTTTCCGTTACATCCAAAGGTCAGGGAAATCTCTACCATGTCCTCTGCATTGGATGTCTTTTCCAGTTCTGTCAGATAGCCCTGGAAATACATTCCTTTGAATTTCCCGGAATTTGTAGTCGTTCCCTTTTCTTCCAGATTGACTTCCCAGATCTCCAGAAGCTGGTCGTTATCCAATGCGGTTTCCAGTTTCTCGATCAGTGTGTCTCCTTTTGACAGGATGCTGGTGGCTGTGATCTCTACCTCTGCCACGCCCGGAGTCCGAATGGAGCCGTCCTTTGTAGCAGTGGAATCTGCATCCTTACTCTTTGTTCTTCCGTTTTCCGTGGTAAATGCAAGCTGCATGGCATCTTCGGTTGCCGATTCCTCTTTTACCCGATACAGATAAATGATTTTCTTTCCCTGTACCGCCTCTGCAAATAACTGCAATTTGCTAAATCTCATATTCTTTTCCTCCTTAGCTGAATTTAAATTCTATGTTTAATATTCCATGTAACAATGCCTCACTGGTGGTGTTGTCCGGCAGAATCTGCTGATTCACGTCTCCCACTGACCAGGCATGGTTCTCCGTATGTTCCAGAGTCCGGCTGACCTGCTTAATCATCAGCAGACACTTGGAAACCGTTCCACGTTGATGTGGATCGTTGTGCCAGACGTTGATTGTCTGATAGACGGAGCCGAAGACTGCCGTCTTGTTTGCAGCATCGACCTGTTGGGATTCTGCCAGATACACAAACGGATAAGTCGTTCCTTTTGGCGGGAGCACTCCGTCATACACGGAAATCCCTTCCTGTTCAAACGCCTTACGTAACTTCACCAGCAATGCGCTGAATAATTCCTGTTGTGGATCCATCTGCCTTCCCCTCACTTCACCAGTTTTTTCATATCGTTTACAAACTTATTTTTCTGCTCATTGAATGCCGGTCCCACAAAGGGCTGCGCATCCATATACCGGGTTCCATATTCCTGATAGGGCGCATACTCTACCGTCGGCGCAATAGTTGCCGTCAGACCGGAATCTGTCAGATCCAGACCAATACTCCTCCGCAACGTTCCGGTATCCACCGGAGCTTTTTCCTGTGCGTTTCTCTGGAGATCTGCACCATTCTTCTGTACCACAGTCCGGACAGCTTTCAGATCCATCCTCTTATCCAGTCCGGTTCTCAGTTCGTTCATTCCTGTGATCTTTATCCTCACTCCTGTACCTCCGACACCACATAAATCTGTTTTGTCCGGAGTCTCCGGCTCATATCTATGGTGTACAATTTTTCACCGATACGGATACAGTCAAAAGGATCGTCATAATGGTTCTGTAACTGGATTGTCAGACTCCCCTGACTGATCTTCCCATACAGAAGCTTCATCCGTTCCTCTCCAGTATCCTGAATGGCTGCCATCTGTTCCACTTCGGAGATCTTCGGCTCCCCGTAGTTTCCGGTTGCAGGATCATAGGTTCCCAGTTCCACCGTTCTCATGTAGATTCTGGTATCATATCTCATAAGAATCTCACCTTACCCTTTGATGCATCCTGTTGTCTGTCCAAAAAATCCTGAATATCATCACGATACCCAGAGAAATCATCGGTGGAAAACGACTGACTCTCCCCTTCAACGGTATGCGCCGACAAGCCTTCGGATCCAATCCGGTTGTATCGGATCACAGATACTTCCAGAATGATATAGTTCAGTTCTTCCGGTGGCTCAATCCCGCCAAGCAGACTCTTCAATCGGCTCTTGGTTCCTGACAGAATCAGGTTCAGTCGCTTGTCCAGCGCTTCGTCCGTTTCTTCCGGCAAGCCAAGCAGACTTTTCAAATCTTCCAGCATCTCCTCACCTCCGTCAGACCTCTACTGCTTTCGCAGGATCCATGTTCGGTTCTGCCCTTTCTGACTGTTCCGGTTCGTCCTGGATCTTCGCAATCAGAGGCATCCCTCTTTTATTGTCTGATCCGGACAGTTCTCTCAAGCGCTCCTCTGACACCGAAATACCCTCACGGGGGAAAATGTCCCCCGGATGATATTCATGATCCGCATCATGGAGATCTGTAAAATATTCCATCACCTGATACATGCGAATTCTCCTTAATCTCCAGCATTGACTGTAACAGCCACATCACCGGACTTCACGGCTTTGTAGTTCTGATCACATTCCACTACAGTAATGTGGTGTGTTGCCGTGGAGCTAATCTCGGATTCTCCATCCCATTTGCTCCAGTTTTTCACATTCATTCCGTAAGTCACGGAAGTAGCAGATGCCGCATCCTTATACTTCCAACAGTTTCTCGGAGACTGCAGCTGTTCTGATACAGACAGCTTTGTCTTTCCCGTCTCGCTTCCTGCTTCGGATGTTACGGTCAGGGTTCCAAGTGTCTGTGTATCAGCTCCGCCAACTGCGATATAAGCAATTGCATCCTGATACTCGCAGAACAGTCTCAGGCCCATGATTGCAAACATATCAGAGATAGCTCTCTCATAAGTTCCCTGCGCATGGAATCCGATGAAGCCTGTTTCAGTATCAGTTGTATACTGAAGTCCTGCTTTCACAAACTCAGAGTCGCCTGGATCTACGTAGTATGCAACCAGGTTGTTCAGCGGAGTCGCTACAACCACATTCTCCGGAATCTCAGAAGAAACAAACACGACATCTGCTCCCATGAAATCCGTCACATACTTAAATCCAAAAGCGGTCTGAAGAGTAATGTCAGCAGCACCGATGTATTTATACACGTCCAGTGTGTTCACCCAGAGCGCCACACCAGTTGCAGTTCTCTTCATTTTCTGGAACTTGTCCACAACTTTTCCGATCGCCATAGCAACAGCCATCTGCCAGGTGGATTCGTGCCCCACAAGAGAGCCTGCTTTCAGCTGCGTGTAGAATTTTCCAGTTACCACATTGATCAGATCAGACTTGAATTCATCATCCGTGGACTGAACTGCAGCATCATAGCCTTTTTCTGCAATCGCTTCCAGAGATACTCCCTTTCTGTACTTTTCGATGCGGATTGTATCGAACGGCACTTCTTCCACCTGGTACTGAGACAGCGGAATTTCATCTCCTTCCGCTACCGCACCGCTCTGCAGTGTTCCGGTAACCTTTTTGGTCTTTAAAGTAGAACCATTCTCCTTTTTGATCATCCGGGTAATACCCATAACATCCAGCAACGCCTGTAAGTTTTTGCTAAAAGATGTTACAAAATCAATTTCTCTCGCTCTTGTCTGAACCTGTGCTGTTCCGGTCATGTTGTCCGGAGCTGCAAAAATCTGTAAACCGAATTTTCTATTCTTATTCATAATCTTCCTACCTTTCTTCTATTGAAATAATTCCAGATTTTCAGCAATCAGTTTCTGTCTCTCTGACGGATTCTTAATTGCCAGAATCTGTTCTTTTGTCATAGTTCCCTTGCCACCTGAACCTGCTCTTGGAGTTTTTCCCTTTAAAGTCTGCTTTACTTCGGCCAGAACTGCCTCTTTAAACAGCTTCGCAAAAGACTCTACCGCTTTCTTTGTTCCATCAGCATCGTCTGTGATCAGATGTCCAAGCAATTCATCCGGAAGGTTAATCTCTTCATCCTGAAGCATCTTTCTTGCAGTCTTTGCCATATCAGAACGATTTGACTGCTTCTGAAGATCTGCGAGCTGCGTTTTCAGCTTGTTCATTTCATATTCCGTCTTCTCTTCCTTGGTCATCTTCGCCAGTTTCTCCGCTTCCGACAGTTTGTCATCTGTCAGTGCCTGCCATTTCTCCTGTGCATTGGTCACTGCAGTCTTGACTGCTTTCTGGACTCTGCGGTCAAACTCTGCCTGATTCCCTTCCCCTTTCAGGAAGTCGTCAAATGACATCGAACCATTTCCATTGTTTCCTTCGCCATTTCCATCCCCTGTTCCGGTACCGTCACCGTTTCCGTCTCCGGATCCGCCGTCGTCTCCATCACCTTCCGCAAACAGCTGCAAATTTGTCATTGGAATTCTCCAACCACCATAAAAGTTGTTCATGTGTTTCATACATCTATCCTTTCTGGCCCACCCCATTCACTGAAGCCCAGGGCATTCCGTCGAATCATAGTTTTACGTCATTTCGGACACACCCGTTACACAATCCGGACACACTCCGGAAATTCATAGGACACCATACAGATGCCAATGAAAAAGGAATCCACCAGAAGACAACCTTCCTCTGACAGATTCCTGTATTTTATATCAACCCATCCGGGCGACATTTCGTATTCAATTTTGTCCGCCGACAAGTCTTCCAACGTCTGGATCAGCGTCTGCGTCAGAACCGTAACCGCAGCACATACCACGTCGGATCCTTCCGGCGCATAATTTGCATGGCCGGATATCGTAATTCCATCCAGCCTCACGCTTACCTCAATCAAGTCACACCACTCCTTTTTCTTCCGGTCGTTCCATGCCGGTGGGAGATATAAGGATCACCGCCTTTCTATCGACATCCGATTCCCGTCAAAATGTATCGCATCCCCGATTCTTGCCATTTCATCCCCAATCCTCACTCCCTTCAGTACAGATTTCCCATCATCGAACGTATACAGAAACTTCACGCCTTTGTAGCTGATCCGGTTCGCCAGCCACTTCGGAGCAATCCGGTCTGCCACATCAGTCACGATATATGTCGCCTTCATCGTCCTGTCCGTGCCAGGATAATGATGGCAATACAAATGATTAAAATATTAATGGTTGATGTTGCCATGATTTCATCCCTCCTGTCTGAAAATGCGCATAAAAATACCACCGGTCTTTTCTGATCAGTGGTACAGTTTCTATCGTTAAATAAATGGTATCATATCTTTTACGTCTTTTAATGTTTTCTTCGCTTTCTCAATCAATGAATTTTCAAATAAATACTCTATCCCTTTCGGAGTGATAATAGCCTCCTGCAAATCGCCAAAAAGCACTCCGTCCTTCGTAGGATTAATCACAACTCCTTTTACATATTCCTCATTGATCAAACTTAAAAGGATATATGACCAGTAATTCTCCGGAATATTATAAGTCGACGCAACTAAATGCGCAGGTTCTGGCTTTTCGCCTGCTTTTAAACAATCGTAAAGGTACTTCAGGACTCGATATACTATTACAAAATAATCATTTTGAGCCATTTCACCATTTTCCTTCCTTTGCGTAGAAACTACTCTACAAAATCCGGCAATTCTTTTTTTGATTTTAATGCCCTTTTTATATCTTTTACATAATCCCCATATGAATCTTCTCCATACTCCAATTCTATGTAACTATCAGGAGTACGATCGAATAATTCAAAATATTTATCATATAATTCTTTTAATTCTTGCGTCATTTTCCCGTACCACATTATTTCATCAACCTCCTGATTCTCTGCTCAATTTCTTGGCTCATTTCTGGGAATATTTTCTTTGCCATTTCCAATGCTTTACCATCCGTATAAAACATACGTCCATACTGAGCCCAGCTTTCTTTTTCCAAGCGTCCAGACTTTTTCCAATAGTCGGTCTTGTGCGAATATCCCATTAATATATCTCCATTCGACATACCGTTCAAAATATCGGAAATCCCTCGGTACTCTTCTTTGAATTTTATTCCATATTTGCTAACCTCAAACGCTTCTGGATATTTTAAGTATAACATTTCTTCTATGCTTTTTCCATATCCTTTTGCTTGATTCCGTAGACGTCTATAATCTTTCTGAACGGAGTTCTCTAACACCCCATTTTCCACCAAAGCATATGTATCATCAATTTCATGAAACAGCTCATGCGCTATCGTATCCGATCTTGCATCTTTTGATAAATATACTTTCTTCTCTTTTGCCGAATAATATGACTTTCTGCCACTTGATCTTGCAATCTCAGTTCTACTCAACGATTGTTTTAACAATGTCTTCACATCTTCATTCGATACTGTCTTCAGACTTTCTTTAAAGTTCTTCTTCTGTTTTGAAACGCCTGTAATTCTGTTCACTAACCGTTGTCCAATCTCTGATTCATAAGTCTCTTCTTCATGTAATTGTTTCCAATCTTCAAAATTTAATCCATGTTCTTTATAGCTGTTTATCCACTCTTCATAAGCCTCATCGTCCATATATGCTGCAACACTACAATGACATCCGGGATGCATTGGCGGAGCATTCTCTCCAGGCATCATATCATCTACCATGAAATGCTTTCCATCAAGTGCCTTGCATACCGCACACGCATCACTGTTGCTACAGGCAATATACTCATACTCATCAAATCCATTTCTGACAAAAGACTGCTTCTGAGCCTCTGTCTGCACTCTTGCAAGCTCTGTCGTCATGAGCCTCTGCGCATTATAAGCACTGACACCGAATCTCTTCTCCAGATGCTTTGCAAGTTTCTTCGGATTCTGTCCTCTGATCAGTCCTGATGCAAGTAATCCTTCCAGCTCTGCCTTGAGCATGCCCTGATACATCCAAATACGATCCGAATATGTCGCATTCTTAAACGATGCATTCACAATTGCATGAGCGTATTTTTCATTCTTAAGAACCGACTTGCCAAGGATACCGGCTTGTCTCTGGAACTCTTTCAGCATTCTGTCGGTCAGCTTCTTGTCGAAATATTTCTGCATCTCATCAAACCCAGACACCATCTCAAGACCGATATTTGCCTTCAGGAGTTCCAACCGGTTCACCTTCATGGTCAGATTATAGATCTGCATCTCTTCGTTTGCCTGATCAGAAAGATCTTTTGTTTCAACATACTTCTTTGCTTTTCGTTCGTATGCTGCGATATCCAGCTTGCTTACTCTTTTTTTTGCCTCAGCCATTGTGATGCCTTCTTTAGCAGCGTACTTAGTATAGAATCCGTTGATTTCTTTGTTGATCTCATCCATCATATCGGCATAGATCTCTTCAATATTTTTCTTGTACTGCACCTCCGAGATCTGGTTTTTCATGGCGTTTTCAGCCTCTCGTTTCTTCCAATACTCACTACTCTTCATTGCCATTTACGCCTTCTCCAAGTATTTTATTGAAAACATCGACCGGTTCCTCCCCATTTCTTTCCGCATATTCTTTTATGATGGTTATCATTTCCAATATAGAGTTTTCATTTCTTCCAAGCACCATGTACTCTGCTTTTTGATTTTCTTCCTGTTGTATTCGATCAATTTCTCCCTGCACATTGTCCACTACAGACAGTACACCAAGCTGTGTCTCTTGTGATACGATTCCATCCAAGTTGCCGGCGATCTGACTCTCTTCCAGTACATTCGATGGAATATTCGGTGTGAAATGCGGATGAATCTTCACCCAGGCATCTTTTTTCATTCCAGAGACCGGATTTGAAAAGATTAGCCGGTATCTCCGGTTCATTCCGGAAGTGAATTTCCGTTCTTTCGTCTTTTCCAAGTTACTCATGGCCTGCAGCTTATACTTCATGGCAATACCGGAGCTTGTCCCAAAGTTCTCATCTGAAATATTCGCAACCATGCTAATCTGGAAGATAAGCTTTTCTAATCGATCAATCAGATGTTCCTGCGTTGTGTCTCCGTCCGGCTTCTGAAGGAAATCCACAATCATCTGCTCCGCATCTCCGTCAAAATTGATGATTCGGTCATCTCTCACATACTTCAATTCATCTTCTTCTAGCAGAGGGCCTAAGATCGTCAGGTAGGCATCCGCAAAATAATCCACATCATTTGCCTTTTCGCTGATAGCCTTGTTATAGGCATTGATCATGGTCAGCACCGGCTCAAAGATTCCCATTCGCTCCCTGTTCTCAACATACTCCGTGGCAGGCACTCCGTCAAAGCCATGCAGCTTCTCATCTTCTTTCCAGACAAGCTTGCCTTTGATTGTGAACCAGCGTACTTTTTCTTCGTCAGACAGGCTACCGTGCAGGACCTGATCCGCATCAACGTACAATCTCACAAAATAGCGTTCTCTTTGTAAGACGGAATCATCGTAGATCATGAAAGCATCCATCGGACTCAGGTAAGTAATGCAGATGTTGCTTTCCTCGTCCACGTAATACATTTCATAGCCTTTCCCAAAGATACTGCAGATCTTGGACAACTCCGCATTGTTGTCATCCTGATCATTGTACTGATCCAACAATTCTACATAGTTCTTGACGGCTTCATCGCCATCATCTACCTGCAGTTTGATCGGATGCCCAATAAAAAAGCCGTTCATCGTATCCACGATATACTTGGCAAAATTTACTGCGATCCGGTTGTCCGGTTTCCATTTTGGCTTTTTAGCTTCTCTGAAGATCGGATACTCCGTTTCGTAGGCATCTTGTAACTGCCTGTACCGGAAGGAACATTCAGCAGCATGCCTGGCAATAAATTCATTCAGTTTGTTGTCCGTCAGTTCTTCCTCTGACGGCAGTCTATATAAGTTCTGCATCTTACAGCCCTCCCTTGATATTTCTGTTCAGTCTGGCCGGAGCTTTTCTCTCCTGCTCAATGGAATAGCGTAGCATTGCCATTGCATCATCAAAAAATGGAACTGGTTCCTCCAGATAAGTGTTTGTACGCTCATCCTTCTTCCACTTCCATTGTTGGATTTCCTTTATGGTGTTTACACAGGTCGGGTAAATGTGGATCCTGTGCTGTTTCAAATAATCGATTTGAGCATGAACACTGTTCCGTTCCTTATTGACCGGCTTTGCCCTATATCCCGCTTTCTTCCACATCTTGATTCGATCCGGCTCTGCGGAGTCACACCACATATTAAGCCTTTTGTTAAATTTTCCCTCAGCCAACCGAATGATCTCATCCGTATCCATCTCGTACACATACAACTCACGGCACAGGAACAACTCCCCATCCTTGAATCCAACCTCCCCAATACAGTTTGCATGGTTGAAACCAAAGTCCTGTGCATTGACCATATAGTCAAAGCGTTCCGGGCTTCGATCGAATTCTTCTACGACATAATTCTTCAGGATCAGACCGGCAACTTCGCCCCATTCACCCAAACCATAGACTCTGTATCCTTCAGGATCCACTTCCTTACGTCGAAGCATACGTCTGTGATACGCCTCATCGATGAACCGGTTGTTCTCGTAGGTAGACTGATGCGTCAGAACGTCTGGATCTTCTCGGTCAAAGAATACTTTCTTGATCCAATGATGTGCCGATACCGGATTGAACGTCAGTCTGATCTGGTAGAACTGTCCCTGTGGAAGCTCCCCTCGCAAACGGTCATCGATAATCTCAAAATCCGACTGCATGATCTCCGTGGCTTCTTCAATCCAGACATCCGTAAGCTTCCCTCGCTTAAAGGTAATAGATTTCAGCTTTTCCCGCTGTTTCTCATCATTCATCCCTCGAAAGATGATCTTGTTATGATTGCTCTTACACTCCAGCAACATGTTAGAACTGTTGATATACCAGTACCTCTTGTACTGCTCGCCAAACATACGAAAAATAGCACCCTGCAACTCTGCAAAAGTGCTATCTCTATTCGTGACATCTGCCTTTCGGACACACAGAAGATTGCGCCCCGGATCATTCATCAGGCGCAAAATATAGTGCTGCGCCGTGTCCATGCTCTTCCCAGATCCGGCGCTGCCACGCATCACGATGTATCGTTTCTTACTGCGATCAACTTCTTTAAAGCAGGCATTTGCCTGTAAATTTATATTCATCCAGTATCATCCTCACCGTAGTCAATCGTGATGTTGAGGTCCAGATCAGTATCCATGTCAACCTTGTCAGTATACAGTCCATACCGCTTTCCAAGCAGTTCAGCAGCCTTTAGCCTGTCTTTCTCTGATGGTGCTTTCTCTATCGCCCTCGCTGTGCTGCATCCGTCGCCTATTCCTTCCACAACGATTTCTTCCGATGTGGATTCTCCACGCATGACGCTTGTCAGGTACTCGATTACTTCCTGGGCATCGGCCGTCTTTTCGTTGTGGATTTCTTCCATCCGGTCATCTATATATTTTTGAACCTCAGCATTTCTGAGCAATCTCCCTCCATTTGTTGCCGCCACAACATCATTTTTTATATTTTTATAAACTGCCTTGTAAGCCCGGGTGGCGTTACAATCAATCAGGTACTCATCACAAAATCTTTTCTGTTTTTCAGTCACTCAGACTCACCTCCCATTCACTCCAATAGAAAAAGGCAACCCTTTCGGATCACCTTCTTCTGAGAGCTTTTCATCTATGAAATTTTTGGCTTTTTAACATACTAGCACGATTTTAGCGAACATTGCCGAACATTTTTTAATTTTCTTCAATTTTTTCAAAATATCTTTTGTTCCGCATCCGGCAACTGTCTTCCGTGTACTTGATCCGGCGCTTAGGGAAGACCTGATTCATTCGGAGTGCGACCTGATACCATGTCAGATTATCCAGATAATACAGCCGGAACATCATCCGCAGCTCACTCTTGTCAATTCCGTCTATGTACTCCTCCACCTGGATCTGCTTTTCCAACAGGTCACTTTCCAGAAGCATCAGCTTCGCTTTCCGCTTCTTCAGCAGACCGATCCGGCGATTGATCTCCATATTCGGAAAGCCTTTGATCTTGACCGTCCGCAGCGGCTTCTTTCCTTTCTTCCCGCAAGTCACGGAATCTGAAACAATGGTCTGGCTCAGCTGATTGATCTTTTTCTGATCATCCTGGATTCTTCTCCTCAAGTCTTTAATTTCTTCCAACATGTCTACATACTCAACCAGAATGTTTCTTTCCATCGGTCTCTCCCTCCAAGTCCGCCTCAATGTCATACTTCTCCGCCAGATATCCGATCAGCGTTCGGTGCTCCAGTTGTCTCCCCTGCGCCTGCACCATGCTCCCTGCCTGATATGCCGGTCTGCGAAACCGTTCTCTGGCTGCCTCGTCTACTCTCTTTTCAAAGACATCGTCCTTGCGGAGTTTATCATATGCCTTTGTTTTCTTGTCTCGTCCTCGCAATCATATCTACCTCCTTGATTCCAGGTTCTCTTCGTCAGTTACCTCGCGGTATCGTTTTGGTAATGGCATCCAGGCATTGACGAATATGCCATACTTTGAATAGGGTTCGTCATCATCTCCCGGATAGAAGCTGCCACCCTCATCATCTTCTTCATATCTTGCGATATCTACCATTGTTGCATTTTCAAACGATACAAGGATATAACTTTCATCCTTCGGTGTTTGCTCAGTTATCGGAATCCATTTGCTAGGGACATTTGTGTCCTTAGCGTCAACAGATTCTACTTCTTCCAAGATGCAAGATATATCATCGTCCAGTGTTCCGTCTTCTCTTGTATGCTTGTCTATTGCTTTTATTACATCCATTTCAAGCAAACATCTATCTTTATTTCTCACTTTTGCTCTACCTCCTTCCATCGTTTTTCAAAATCCTCTCTTGGTATCATGAAAGTTATATTTTTTCTTGATAGCTTAACATGCATTCCACCTTTTTCAGTTACATCCCATTTCTGCTGTGGAAAGCAATGTATCATCACTTCTGCATCACCAGAAAATGTTGCTACCCTGTACATTATGTACGTTTTAGTCCTTGCTTTCATTTGCTCCACCTTTTATCAACTCAAACCTGTATTTCTGTTTTGCATCTGGATATTTCTTCCGGTCAACCTCACTCACGAACATACCGTATGGTCTGCACCAGATAGATCCGTCTGTATATTCATACACCACATAAAACTGTCCCGGTGCTTCCGTGTTTTGACCAATAGCAAGCACTTTGACTGTGTTTCCTTTGAAATGCTTGTATACTTTTCCGATTTCAACTTTCCGATCAGTTTCTACAGGATATTTGTTCGGAAAATACTTTTCACAATCTGCCAGATCACAATTTTTATCTAACAGTGGATTTCTTTCACTCCAATCAGATACTTCTGTTTCTTCAACGTGTACGTGGCGTGGAAATAGTCCACAATATCCATTGAAAAGAAAATTTTCCATTGATTCTTTATCGTAATACTCATTTTCCGTCACAATATATCCGCTCACCTTAAATATCTTCGCCATTTTTTACACCGCCTTTCACAAGTTCTTCCAGTTCGTGCCCTATCGGTTTCCACAGATGCAAGCAGTTTTCTGATATGTTCACATATTCCGATTTTTTCGGATGAATCTGATACGCTTCTTCCTCGTCCCTGAAGAAAATATCTTTCAGCGCACACATATCATCCCATGACGGAATCCTGTATCTATGTTTTGGTGATACACTTACGTGTTCATATCCATCCTCATTGTTTCCAAACGCAACAGAACACGTTCCGCAATCCGGCAGCTTAACAAAACCGTACATAATACCACCGATTATTTTTATATCCCACACTTTACCGCTTTCCATGATCTCTTTATATGCTCTCATTTCATCCTCACTGTCATTCTTCATAATTCATTACAATTTTAATTACTTTTACAAGTACTTTTTGAATCTGGTCATAAATGTGATGATCGTCACTTCCAAAGTGTGAATACAGTCTTGCATCTTCTTTTCCTCTGCCATAGCAATCTTCCATAAATTCAAAGCAGTATACATCATCTTCCTGAATGATTTCCCCGTTTTCTCTCCATTCGTAGAGAATGCGATTTTCCACCATATCATTTACAACATCTTCAGAATCTTTATCGTCATTCAAATGTCGTACACAGCAATCAATATATCCAAGCTTGTCGCAATATCTATATTCTTTTGCCGTTTCTTCCGTATATCCCTTGAATGACTCTATGATCTGCTCTTCAAAATCTTCCGGCAGATTAAAAACATCTACAATCACACCTCTCGGCAACTCTACACTATAACTTCTCATTTACTCCACCTCCCACAATCTCGATTGCTTTCCCAAATGCTTCGAATCTTCCCTGACTTCTTCCGTCACAAAAGATCTCTTCACCATCACAACATCCGCTCTCGTCGCAATTATCCGATCTGTCCTGTTCTGCTTTCTTCAATTTTTCCAACCGCTCCACAACTTCATCCACATCAAACCCTATCGGTTGCGAATTCACTGCATCAATAATATCTTTCTGTGTATGTCCGATTCCATTTCCAATATCCCACGCTTTTATGTATTCAACTAACGTTTCCGCATCAATCAATCTCATATTTTTCGCACACCTCCAACTTCTTCAAGTCCTTGATAAGCCACTTCCATACGTTTCCCATCTTTTATAAGTTCGATATAATCTCCTTTGTAAATCTTCGTCAAAAACTTCTTAAGTTTCATATACTTCCACCTCTTTTCCAACGCTTTTACAAAAGTCTAAATAATCGTCAACAGCGTTTTCAAATTCACTCATGAGAACCCAAAAATTTTTGGCTTCATAATTCACCAAATCTCTTGTGTTTTTGATCTTTCCGTAATAGCATCTATCGTCAAAACTAAATTCTATTGTTCCTGTATAGCCCCGGTATGGAGCGAAATATCCAATAAACATTTCACGTACCTCTCAATCCAGATTTCACATTTTCAAGTTTCTCTGCAATATCACCAGACATTTCAGATATCTCTGTAGCGTCCGTATTACGCCCTGTTTTCGATTTTCTACCGTCATCCATACAAACTATAGCCTTTTCGTTTTTAAGACGTAATAAAGCCGAATACGATGTTTTATTCACATCCTCAATTCTGTGTTGGATATCAGATGGCATTTTGTCGAAATCTTTCTGCTTTTCTGCTAGTGCTCTGTATACTCTTCCGAACTGTGCCGAAACAACTCCCTCGTTGTAATCTTGATCCAGTGCCCATACTCGCAACTGAGATGGTGATCCAACCGCTTTCTGGATAATTGGTGGAAACTTCTCAAATTCTTCCACTGAGTAATAACCGCATCTGCTAAGAGAACTTCTTACGATCGCCCAAGCTTCTGTTTCCGAAAGTAGTTCTGGCTGAGTAACGACTTGAATTTTCTCAATCAGTTGTCCAGGTGTAGGAGCAAATCCACTTGTACTTGTTTTCAAATACATCTTCAATGCAACGCTAACTTGTTCGTATGTGTACTCTGACATAGCATCTGCCCAAGTAGCTGCTGCCAGTTCTGTATCAATTGGCTTATAGTTTGGATAAGTCACCATGAATACCGCTATCAACTTTCTTGCATCTTTAATTGTCATTTTCCGCATCCCTCCTTATCTGCTCCATAAGGTTGTCAAATTGTTCTTCTCTCGAATCTTTTTTCCATGACGATTTTTTATTTGCATTTTTCAACTTATCCCAGACAATACCCTGATAACCATTCGATATACTTTCGTTAATAACGTTTGTAACAGCTTCATCACCAAACTGACTCGACTTATCCGATATTGTTTTTAAAAGTGTCCGAAGTCCCATCTCTTTGTATTTAAAATTTCTCTCTTCCTTGTAACCGATCCAGTTGTTTACTGCTTCTAAAAGGTAGTCAGATATATTTACTTCTAAAAGTAATTTATTTAATAAATCTTTATATTTATTTCTTTTATTAACAGTATCAGTATCAGTAACAGAATCAGATACAGTATCAGTAACAGTAACAGATGTATCACTACAATTTGTATTGATACAAGTTGTATCGATACCGTATCCAGAATGATCACCATTATAGATTTTTTTCAGATAATCTCTGAACGAATCACACTTAATATTTTCGATTTCTCTCAGTAATGGCTTTCTAAATTTTTCTGAATTAGTCCAATTATATTTGTGCCAATTTAACAGTAAAATTTCCTTTGTTTCATCAGAAAATCTAACCACGTTATGCACAAATTCAAAACGTCTTATAAGGTTTTCAATACTGTCTTTACTGTACCCTGTTTCATTTGCAATTTGCTTAAGGCTAATTTCATAACAACCGCTTAAATTAGTGTGAGGATTGGTGAACAAGTACAGATAAAAATACTTGTCTTCCGCCGTAAAATCATCAGTAACTTTTCTGTCTGTCCAAAATGTCATTGATACGGTTCTGTATATCGCCATCTTGCACCTCCTCAAAATAAAATCTAATCGGTTTATCTGCTATTTTATAATATTTACTTATCATTCGCCCTTGATGATTCTTTGCAAGTAATTCAGATAACTTTTTACGAAATTCTTCCACAGAAAGAGTTCCCTTGCTCATATTGCAATCGGGACACGCCGGGACTAAATTATTGTGTTGTTTTCCGTTTTTTCTTTGTGCTAAATAATGGTCTATATGAAAATTATTTGCATCTAAATCACAGCCACAATAAAAACATCTTCCGTTAGTTATTCCGTAAATTTTCTTTCTGTTTAAAGTCACTTCCTTACACTCCTTTCAAGTTCTGGTATTCACTCAAATACCCCCAGTTCTTTTATGGTGTCCACACAAACACCGAATCTATTTAAGACTTGATTTCCACCATTTGGCGGTCTGTCATAGGCACAGTCTTTGTATGGACAGATAAAGCAGTTCGGGTACTGGCAGTATGTAGGTTTGGCATTTCTTTTTTCCATGTTTTTCCCCGCTTTCTGCTAATTCTAATTCGGGTACAGTGCTTTTAAAGAAAGCTTAATCACAAAATCCATTGATTCCTGTTTTGTAAATCCAGCTTTCTCAAGATCACTCCGAATTTCATACATTGCTTTTGCAAAATCTTGTGTTTCTTTTTTTGGCTCTTCTTTTTCTTTATCGCCAAATACAGTCTTATACGCTGCTCTAATTTCTTCGTCGGACATTTTATATGTTCCATCCGGATATTTTGTTTTGAAATGTACACCTCTGCCACAACGGCATTTTCTTCCTCCTAAGTCGCAATCACTACACTTTTTTGAAAAATCACTGCAATATTTGTAAAGTTTATCTCTCATTTCCTTTACACTGATTTCATAGCTAACCCCCATCAATCTTTCAAATGCCAATTTCGCACCGATGTAAAAATCAAATTCATCATCCGGGTGACACCTTGCAATAGCCTTTGATCTAGAAACTTTATCCAACGCGATCACCTGATTTTCTTTTCTATAAATCACGATGGTTTCATTGATACTTTCAATTTCTTCTGGTTCGAGAAAACAAGACAATCCACGTACTTTATCAGTAATAAGCAAAAGTTTTCCGCCAGAACAAATACCATCAATTTTCACAGCTTTCCCAATCAGATAATCCATCTCGCCTTTTTTATTCCAGCCATCCGGTCTTTTATTAAACTTCTTTACTCTTACATAATCTCCAACTTTAAATTTGCTCATAAAGCACCTCTTTCCATAAATTAATCAATTAAAAAGGAAGTTCCTCGTCGATATTGTCCGGGATATCCATGAAACCATCACTGTCAGTCATTGCAACAGGTGGTTCCTGTGTATTTGCACTCTGCTGATTTGAATTTTTGCTTTCAGCAAACTCAAATTCTCTCATAATGAACTGGACTGTATTTACTTTTGTACCATCATTCTTTGTGTACTGGTTTTGATTTGCTTCACACTCTGCCAGAATCTTAGTTCCTTTTCTCAAATATTTTTCGACTGTTTCAGCAACTTTGCCAAATGCAACCATATTAAAGAAGTTGGCTTTTTTGTTCTTACCAAATCCAGAATCAACAGCTAAACCGAAATTAGCGATTGCCATTTGACCGTTTGCTCCGTTACTGTATCTCACTTCCGGATCTCTTGTAATGCGCCCCATAAAAATGACTTTATTCATCGTTTCCACCATCCTCCGGAATGTTCATAAATGGTTTATCTGTAAGTTCTACGTTTGCAACGTATATGCGATTAATACTGTTTGGCATTACGTTGAACGTAACCTCAGAATCAAACAAAACACTCTTAAATCTCAGTGCTCCGTTTCTTCCGAAACCAAGAAATGTTCCAGTAAAGCATTTTCCGATAGCTTCGAAAACCACCGTATCTCCCTCTTTAATTACCTGATTATCCGTTGCCATAGCGGATATTGTTGTTTCTTTTTTAATCTGCATTTTCTACCTCCTCAATTTCTATAATGATCCGTGGATTTATACATACCTGTATATAAATCCTTTAAACTTTTCTTTCTTTCCATTGCAACATTCGATCACGCCACTTTTACAGCAATTATTTTGTCTAGCTGCTTCTGATGCACTGGGATAAGTTGCAATATAATTCATTTTTAAATCATATTGATTAACTGGTTTCCTTAAAAAAACTTTTCTGCTTTTAACAGCCAAATCCTCAAATTTTGTATATCCCTTTGTTATTCTTGATTCAATGGTATTCAAATTAACACCTGTTATTTCCGAAAGTTCTTTTGGAGAAATGAATTTACCTTTGTAAAATATCAATCTCTTTTTAGTTGTTTCCTTTTCAAGAGCGTCTTCTAAAGAATACCCTCTTTCCAAGCGTCCTTTCAGGGTCTCTAGTTTTAAATTGTGCTCTGTCGCAATATCGACAAGTAATTTCTTACACCCATCAATTTGATAATACCTATTATTTCTTTTATTTCTGGTTTGTTCATGTTGAGTAACCCACCTACAGTTTTCCGGGCAATAATTTCCATTATTATCCACTCTATCAATAGTTAAATTATCTGAATAGCCATTACGAATAGACCACATATAGAAATTTTCAAACCCATCTTCAGTATTGTCCCAATCTTCACATACAGATATACCCCTTTCTCCATACAAGGCATAATTGTCAGAATACTCTTTATTACATCTGGTTCGCATATTATTCCATATTCTATATAACCTTGTATTTGATAAATTATGTTTGCTAGTAGCTTTTTTACGTTGTTCTTTTCCATAACACCCGCAAGATAATGTACTTCCGTATCTCAGTTGATTCCCTCTTACCCAAACGACATTACCGCAAGCGCAATTACATTCAAAATAAGCGTTTTGATTTTTAGTTCCTTTTCTTAATTCATATTTTCCAGTAGCCACTAATCTTCCATATCTAGTGCCTTTTGGTATAATTTTTACTGGCAATTCATCACTTCCACTTCAATTACAATTTTTGGATTTTCTCTACATAATTCCGTATGGAATTCACTATCATAGACATGATCCCATGAATCATTTTTTATTACTCCAGCTAGTTGTAGTGCATCAAGAAAAGACTTGTCAACGCTATATAGATTTGTTCTATCATGCCTTTTGTCCTTTGCGTAAATCCAATAAATACATCGGATTGGTTTATCAATTTTAACGCCTTTCATACACTTATTAATTGCGCGTAAACATATTTGATCATTTGACCTTTTCACCGGATTTCTATACCTTTTAGTTCGGTAATCATAGATCTTCCCATCCAAAAGTTCATTAAGTCCTTTTATCGGGAATCTACCGCACTTATTCGGTATTTCTACTGTATATTTAATAGCAGCCACCTCCGTTAATCTGGAATATAATCTTCCTCTTTAGCTTCAATAACTTGTCCATTCTTCATGGTGTACCACGTATTATCTTTGATTTTTTCTCCGTCAACTCTGACCATCATAGAGCCTTTAAATGTCCATGATTTTTCTCCCAAGTAGTAGCCATCATTCTTTTCCCATTCAGCAAATACCAAGGTAGCACCAATTACACCTTTTGCCCTAGATTCATGCCCCCAAGCAACAGCAACACTATTTTCGTGATCTGCAATAGTAGATCCGCGATAACCAGTATTGGAAGACGCTCCACAGTTACCTGTGTTGGAAGATGCTCCATAGTCACCTGTATTGGAAGACGCTCCA